CCGATCGCGCGTGAGACTAGAAAACTTGGGCGCCTGGTTACGGGCGATCGTGGAGCGCAACCGATGGCCCGATCCGACTGTGAACGACATGACGATCGCAACAGCCATGTGGATGATCGGGCCCTTGATCGCTATCGATCCATGGAAGCTGTTCAGTGACAATGATAATCCGCCTGAACGCAGCGAATGAGGCGCAGGCCGCGATATTGATTGCGTTGCAGGCCGATGCATCGTTGGTCGCGCTGGTTCCGCGCATCTACCCCCAGCAAGCGCCGAATAAGCCCAAGCGCCCCTTCGTGCTGTACGGCTCGCCCACCGTAACGCCTCGTAAGGTCCAAGGTGGTGACGCCAGCGACATAACCGGTGCGATCCATTGCTTTGCCGACAGCAGCACTGCCCTCCCCGATGCGCGCGCGTTTGCCATGGATGTCGCATCCCATATCGCCCGCGTTCTCGACGGCATGGATGAGGTTGATCTCGGTGAAGGCATCGCGCTGGCCGTCTACGTGACTGGCATCCAGTGCATGCAGGATGGTGACGCTTCCTCTTGGCACTCATTCGTCACCTACCGCGCCGAAGCTACCTAGCACCGTCCGTAGAGGCTGCGCTGCGCCAGCCATAGCGTCCCGTCAGATGACCGGAGACGCCAGATCATGAGCAAGCCCGTAACCGTAAAGGGCCAGAAGGTCGCCCTACTGCTGGGTGACGGCAACGACCCTGAAGTGTTCACGGTGGTTTGCGGCATCACGACCAAGGGCCTTTCTCGCACAAACCAGACCAACGACATCACCATCTGGGATTGCACTGACCCTGATGCCGCTCCCGTCATCGAGCGTGACATCCTGGCCGGTGATTGGTCAATGAGTGGTTCGGGTCAGGCTGTGGTTGCCGAACTGGACCGGCTTGAGGACGCGCTCTCTGTGCCTTCGAACTGGCGCATCGTTTTCTATGGCACGGGCACGACGGTCGCACGGTCATATACCGGCAATGCCATCATGACCGAGCTGACGCTTAACGCTGTCAACGGGGGTCGCGCTGAGGTTTCGCTCTCTCTCGTTGGCAATGGCGAGTTGTTGCAGGCCTAACCATGCAGACGCATCGCATCATTCCTTTCGGTGACGGTGAGTACACCTTCAAGCTCGGCATGGCTCAGATCCTTGCCATCGAAGAGAAGTGCGGCCCCATTGCGGCGGTCCGCTCTCGCGTGCTGGCGGGTATCTACACCAAGGATGACGCGCCGATCCTCGTTGGCATTGAAGCCAAGTTCGGCTTCCACGATGTGATGGAAGTTTGCTTTCAGGCTCTGATCGGCGGCGGCGCGGGCGAGGTCGACGGGCAGACAGTCAAGGTCGACGAGTATCGGGCCAAGCACCTCGTCAGAACGTATCTGCATCCCGACGCCGGCAACCCGATGGACAAGGCTTGGCAGATCGCGGCGGCCGCGTTGCAAGCGCTGATTTCGGGCTACGAGCCAGCGCTCGACGCCGCCGTGGCTCAAAAAAAAAGCCCGAGGCGGAAAGCGACCCGCGCTTCGTCCGCGGGGAAGTCATCGGCAACGGCATAATCATGGGCTTGTCGCCGGCTGAAGTGCTGGCGATGCCGCTCTACGATTACCAAGCTGCCCTCTATCACTTTAACCTCGCTCAGGACGGCCAGGATGACGAGGACGAGCCGCTAGGCGCTGACGAGTTCGACGAGATGCGAATTGCTCTTACCGCATCAGGGATGATCAACTGATGGCCGGCGGTAATCCTCTCGAACTGATTGCGATCGAGGTCCGTGCGGACATAGACCAGCTTCAGAGCGGCATGACGGGTGCCGCACGCGTTGTTGATGCTGGCTACGATCAGATCAACCGTGCTGCGCAGGAATCCGAACGGGCTCTTGTGCGGGCCGCCGGCAGCTCAGCGGAGGCAATGGACAATACTAGCAGGAAATCCCTGCTACTCGGCCAGCAGTTCAGCCAGATGGGCCAGCAAATCGCAGCGGGTACAAGTCCACTGCAGGCAATCGCTATCCAGCTTCCAGATATTTCCATCGCGATGTCGCAGCTTGGCGGCCAGGCAGGCGCTCTCGCATCGTTCTTTGGAGGCCCATGGGGTATCGCTCTTACGACGGCCGCGGCGGTGGCCGCTTCCTTCGTTCCAGAGCTATTGGGCATCGGGGATGCGGCAGATAAAGCCCGCCCGAAAGTAGACGCCATGACCGCGGCTTTGGACCGCCTGAGCCAAGCGCAAGGAAGGGTCACGCGTGAAGATTTCGGCAGAGCGCAGGCTAACCTTCTGGAGAAGCAAGGCGCAGTACGCGCCGCCCGCGATAGGCGGCGCCAGGTTGGCGGTAACATCGGCACGGCAGCTGGTATCGGGTCGGCCGATGCAGACATCCGTGATGCACAAGCGGATCTGAAGAAGGCTGCGGACATTTTCCGGCTGAGCCAGATCCGCCTTGGCATCCAAGACAAGACCGACGCGGCGAATAAGGCAGCGGAAGCTAAGGGGGCTACAAAGTCTTCGTCTTCTGGCGGTCGCAGCACCACGCGTAGGACGGCAAGTTCTAGTGCGTCGTCGCCAGATGCTGCCACCAAGCAGCTTGAGCGCCAGAACCAGCTATACGACAAGACCAAGGGCCAGCTTGAGCTTGAACAGCGTCTAGCGGACTTGCGCGCGCAAGGCACCGAAAGTGCGGAAATGCTGGCAGACATGCTGGAGGCTCGCGCTAGGATTGAACAGCAGTTCCCGGAACTGGCGAAGTCGACCAAAGCCGAGGATCAGCAGCGGCTTCAAGTTCTACTCGACATCCAGAACGCCACCATCGGCGAGGCTTACGCGCGCAAAGCCGCCAAGGATGCGGCCGATGAACAGCGCAAGGCTGTCGAAGGCGAGATGAAGCAGGCGGAGCGCGACATAGACGATATCCAGCGCAGACAGGAACGCCAGATCCGCACTCTGGCGGGCCTGTATCAAGATGCTTTCCGCGGCGGCACCGACGCCATCTGGGAGAACTTCAAGGAAACCGGTCTGCGCGTGATCGCCGAGGTGTTGGCTCGGTTCACCCTGTCGAAGCTATCCGGGAGCTCGTTTGATCTCGGCGGCGCGATCACCGCTGCAGTAGGATCGGTGCTGCCTGGGTTCGCATCTGGCGGCTCCTTGATCATCGGTGGACGAGGCGGCACAGACCAGAACACCCTCTCACTCAATGGTAAGCCAGTCGCCCGTGTATCGGCCGGCGAACACCTCAACATCGTCAATCCGTCGCTCAGCAAAGGCGGCGGTGCCACAATCGTCAACCAGACTTTCACGCTCGACGCGCGCGAAGGGATCACCACGCCTGAGCTGCTGCAATATGTGAACTCGACAGCATCGCGTGCAGCCACTCAGATGGGCCAAGTCGTGAGCAAAGGCGTGCTCAAGGCCATGCCGTCTCGTCTGTCCGGCTTCCAACGGGACGGCACCTGATGGCCGCCTACCGCGAAAGCACAGTCGTTTACATCGCCTGCGACCCGCCTGCTCTGCTGTGGTCGGGCATCGGTCTCCTGCCTATCCCTGCTGATGCGGTGATCCCCTCGCCTTCCTACGCTTTGGGCGGCGGCGAACTGGTCAGCGTGCCCGACTTTCAGCAGCTCATCGGAGGCACGGCGGAACGCCTTGACTTCACCGTGTCGGGTGTCTCGCAGGAGACGGTCCGCTTGGCGCTTGAGGATGCGCCATCAGTCCGCGGCGCCGCGGTGCATATCGGCACTGCCTCCTTCGACGATGCATGGCAGCTTGTCGGCATTGAGTGGGAGCAGGTGTTCGAGGCTCGATCGCTGACCATCAGCCGGCCCCAAGAGCAGAACGGCAAGGTCACGCGCTCCATTACGCTGACCATCGTTCAGGGCGAGACCACGCGCAGCCGCGCCAAGGTCGCCTTCTTCACCGATGCGGATCAACGCCGTCGATCGCCGGATGATCTGATCTTCAGCAACGTTGCCAGCATCAACGGCGGCACCACCCGTCGCTTTGGGCCCAAGTAGATGGATCTCGGCAGCTTCCTGAAAGCCCAAGGCGGCGGCTCTTGGAACTGCAGCACAATGCCTGCCGACTGGTGCATGGCGCTCGGTCACCCTGACTACGCAGCGGCTTGGCGCGATATCACCGATCCGCATGCATGCGAGGCTACCACGGCCCATGATGGTCTGCTGGCACTGTGGAACCAGGGCATCGGCGCGGCGCTACCTGAGGTGACAGAGCTTCAGGCGGGTGACATCGCGGTAGTTGCGCTGGGCCCGCTAGAAGCCGGCGCGATCTGGACGGGCGAACGCTTTGCGATCCGGACCGCCCGCGGATTGCACTTCAGCGACGCGGTGCGTCTCCTGAAGGCATGGAGGCCGACCCGTGGGTAAGTCGCTAGGAGCCATCTTGACCGTTGGCGCGGCAATCGCGGTGAACGTCATCCCGGGCGTGGGCCAAGCTATCTCTGCTGCGATCGGTAGCGCTGCCCTTGGGGTAGGGCTGAGCGTCAACGCGGCCTATGCGCTTTACACTGCTGCCTCCGTTCTTCCCGCGGTAATTACGACGGCAGGTCTACAAGCCGGTGCTGGCCTCCTCGGGCTAGGTCCAGCAGCACAGAAGCCGGACACGTCAGAAACAGCTATCAAGACGGCGCGGCCGCCGCGGGTGTCGGGCTACGGCACCTCAAGGCTATATGGCGCTTACATTGCCTACGAGACAGCCGAGGACGGTACGGCGGTCGACGTCTACGCGGTGCATGACGGACAGCTTACCGAGGTCGTTCAGAACTACCTGAGCGACGATCGCGTGACTGTGACGGGTGGCTTTGCGCAGGAAGGTGATGACGGACGCTACGCCGGGAATGCCGTGCAGGTCTACTCGACGCCCGGGGAAAGCCCAGGCACCCCCATCGCTGCTGTCGTTGCCAAGATCCCGACGATCTGGACAGATGATCACCGCGGCGACGGCGTGGTCATCATGGCCGTGCTGTCCAAGGCGGTAAAGTCCGACAAGTACCTCGACATCTACCCCAACGGACCGCCAGTGGGCTCAATGGCGGCGAAGTGGCAGAAGTGCCCAGACCCGCACGCTTTAGACCCTGCGGACCCCTCAGGATGGACGTGGACCGAGAACCCGATCCGCCAGTTGATGCACTACAAGCTGGTGCGCGAAGAGGTGGACTACGCTACCAAGATCGCCCCGACCATTGCGTACTGGCAGGCGGCCTCTGATGTATGCGACGAGCCTATCACGCTGAAGGCTGGCGGCACAGAACCGCGTTGGCGCTCCTGCCTGAGCCACAAGCACACTGACCGACACGCATCCGTCGTCTCGGGCCTCCTGCAGTGCTGTGATGGCTGGATCGCCCCCCGCTCTGACGGGGCACTAGTGGTCTACGCCGGCAAGCACCTAACGCCGGATGTGACGATCGGCCCTGCCGACATCGTGTCATACGAATGGCAGGGCGTCGGCGTCGACGATGACAGTGCCGTAAACGAGCTGATTGTCAGCTACGTCTCCGCCGAGCATGATTATAACACCGTCGAGACCGATGCTTGGCGCGATGAGGATGATATTGCCGAGCGTGGCGAGATCTTGTCCGACTCGATCGACCTGCAAGTGCCATCGCATAGCCAGGCACGTCGGCTTGCCAAGCGCCAGATGGCCCGCGGAAATTCCCTGCACCGCGGCACGATCATCACCAATCTGGGCGGGCGCAAGGTACGCGGCCATCGCTTCATCAATCTCAGGATTGTCGAAGCTGGTGTGGCGTTCTTCGACGGCGTTGCCGAGATCAGCGCCGTTACGCGCAACATGAGCACCGGCGGCGTCACATTCTCCTGGGTGGCGGCAGATCCCAACATTGACGCATGGAACCCTGCCACCGAGGAAGGTGACCCAGCCCCGGTCGGCAACCGCATCGCGCCACAACCGCTCGACACACCCACGATTGCCAGCGCCTATGCCGACTTTTCCGACATCGGCCAGAGCGATGATCTGGGCGGGAGCTCGGTCAAGGGCGTGCGCGTGCAGATAGTTGCCAGTGGACCAGTGCGTGAGGACTTGACCTGGTACTCTCGCTGGCGGGTCGGTTCGGGCGCATGGTCCGAGCGGCAGACGAGCGATGCAGACCCCGGCCCGGGCGTGTCTCTGGTGACGGACTATGTACCTTACGGCGCCACTGTGACCGTAGAAGTGGCCTATGGCACCGGCGACGGTCGCACCTCGCCTTGGAGCCTGCCGACCGACGTAGACACCAGCCCTTAAGCCGTCCGTAGAGCGCGAGCGCCCTGCCCCACATGGTCGCGGCCATGCCGCTGCCTATCTTCCCCGCGCATCGACTGAACCCGACTGAGGTGAACGCGCGCCCGATGCAGCAGGTCATCAGCGGCGGGACCTCGCTGGCCGGTGAGGAAGACGTGATCGCAACGGATGGCGGCGGGCGCTGGCGCATTGACATGTCGGGCATCAGCCTGCGCACACCTTACCATCAGCGCCTCTGGAGCGCTTGGGCGGGCTATCTGGCAGGTGGTGCCGTAGAATGCCTTGTACCGCTGCTCAGCCTCGCCACAGCACCGCGACCGATGGCTTGGGAACGTCCCGCGCGCGTGACCGGCGTCGTCGACAATGACCCGATGTTCCCGACCAGCGTTGCCTATGCTGTGCCCCGCATCGTTGCTCGTCTCGCGGCCAATGCGCCACTACGCGCCACTACCCTGCAGATCGACCTGCAGAGCGCCGGCAAGATCGAAGGCGGCGAGAAGTTCAGCGTAGGCGAGCAAGCCTGTCGCATCATCCGGCGCATCGCAGATGGTGTCTACCAGACCGAACCGCCCTTGCGAGAGGCTGTGTTTGCCAATCAGCCCGTGGAGTTCAACTGGCCGCTGGTGAAGTGCAAGCTGGCGCTGGGACAGGACATGGAAGGTGCGATCCGCTTGGGCCGCTTCTCCGACGTTTCGATCAGCTTCGTTGAGTCTGTGCCAGCGCTGGTCCCGGCCTGATGGCGATCGCCCATCGCCTAGACGGGTTGTCCTTCTTCACACGGTCGGACCTCAAGTCCCTCATTTCGATTGAGGGCTACGACATGACCGATGTGAGCGGCAACTTCGCTCTTGCTCTCGCGCCTGAGATGGCGCCGGTCCTCACCGCATCCGTCAATACCCTTTCTGTGGTCGAAGACGATGACGGCGTGCCGATCTCTGTCATGCAGATCTTCGCGCCCCTGGCCGCGGTCCAAGCAGCCAAGGCTATCATCGCCGCGGCTGACCCTGGCGCCAGTGTGCCCTTGTACTACGAGTTTCGAGTTGATCGCCTCCCTGGCGACCTTGGCACCCCTGCCGAAACTACGCTGTTCTACGGCACCGGCCCCATGAAAGGTTCGGTCTGATGGCTGATCTGCGTCTTGATTTCGTAGGACCTGGCGCACGGCTCGCACTGGCTGCAGCCAAGGCAGCGCAAAGCGCATTGAAGAACCTTCTGGGGCAAGGAACATCCATCCTCGCTCAGGGCGCCGCCCAGGTCACTGCCGCTCAGGTCGCCGCCGCCCGCGCTGAAGCTGCTGAGCTGGTACTGGAAGTCACGACCGCCGGCGGATGGTTCGACAGCGAGACCGATCCCGAGCTGCTGGCGCTTCCGAACGGCACCGGCGCCTTCATCAACACCGACGCCGGTGACTTCTACACCGTCGAGATGGTGGCAGGCGCACCTGTTCGCCGCACCACGTTCCTCACACGCTACTCCGATCGTCACAACGGCATCAACCTGTGGGAGTTCGCGAAGGGGGATGGCGTCACCGACGACACGGCGGCCGTCAACCTCGCTTTTGCGCTGGCGGCCGGGCTCGGTGTTGGTAAGGTCAACTGCGGTGGCCCCGGGTTGACCTATCTGCTCGGCGGACCCTTCGTCACGCTGGGCACCTTCACCACGCCCACCGGCCAAAAGTTCCCATTCAACCGGCACAAGATCCGCCTCTACTCCAACCTGGATGTCGTCGGCCAAGGCGCGACCTTCAAGCTGGCCAGCGGCTCGACCTATCCTGGCGGTATCTTCGGTCACCCCTGGTGGGATGGCGAGCGGCTGACCAACGTCAAGATCAAGGGCATCGTCATGGACGGTGACTGGCTCAACCAGATCGTGCCGCCAATCCCGGCGAACAGCGGTGGAGGCGGTGGCTCGTCAGTCTGGCAGCACGGCAATGCGATCACCGGCTGCTTTGATGGGTTTGAGGTGGCGGAATGCGTGTTCCGCCGGCTGTACGGTCACGGCATCAACTTCAACTGGGCAAGCACGTCACCCGATTCCTGGGCAGCGCCACAGCACATCGAGGTCCACCATAACGAGTTCGTCGACGTGTTCACGCAAGCCTGCAACGCGGGCGCGTTCGACACGCACTTCCATCACAACACGATCCATGGCGAAGGCTTCTGGGTGGGCGGCTTCGATATCGAGAGCGGCGATCCCAACTTCCCGATCCGCAACGTTCGGTCCCACGACAACACCTACGACTATCGGGATGGCTTGTGCCCTTCGGTGTGTGTCAGCCAGTTCGCCAGCAATAGTGCGGAGGCCATGGCAGCACGTCGTCACCTGCGCCGCGCGGTTACCTCCTACTGCCCCGGCGACACCTACACCGGCACAATGCGCGATGTCGTGGTGCGCGACGAGATAGCCTACCAAGGCACGTTCTCGCTCAACCGCTTCGGAGCCACCAAGGCGTACAACCTGCGCGTCCGCAACGAGATCGCTGAGACGCTGCCAGAGGGCTACAACGCCTCAGCGGTTCACGCGATCGGCATGCTCGGCTTTGGCTGGAAGGTGCCGGACTGCTCGATCATCGACCCCGATGTCGTGAGCCTCGTGACGGACGGCCTGGGCATATACGTCGACAACGCGGACAACTTCAGCCTCGGCAATGCGAGCCTGCGCGGCATGCCCACTGCCGCCGTCCGCTTGCAGGGTGTGAGCGGCGTTGTCGACGGTGTGCGCGCCAGAGACTTCGGCGCCGACGATAGCGGGCTCTCTGCCGACCAGATCGGCGTGCTGTCCTCTGCGGTGGTGGTGTTTGGCGGTCAGGCCGACATGCTCGACATCCGCAACGTGCGCGCCACTGATACACGCTCGGGCAGCGCCCGCCGGGTGCGCCATGCAGTCTACGCCAATGTCGGCGTGACCCCGCTGACCAGTATCGAGTTCTGCAAGACCCAGAACGCGATCGGCATCGTGGTGCGGGATGTGAACGGCCTGGCCTTCAAGGTCGGCAACACGCCATCGGAAAGCGCCACCTTCTCGGTCAGCACGGCTATGACGGTCGCGGGCAATCTCGACGTGAACGGCGGCACGCTGGGCATCACCAGCTTGGCAGGACCCGCGTCGCTGGTGATCAACGCGGCGGCAGGCCAACAGGCGAAGATCCTGTGGAGCACCGGCAGCAGCATTGAGTACATCAACGTGCTTGAGCCGGGTGGCCAGGTCAACTTCACGACCTACAACAACGGTACGGTGGTCGCCAATCCGTTCGCGATCGCCAACGACGGGCACTTGGTGATTCTGAACGACTGGACCTACCCGATGCAGGTTGCAGGCGTCGGCTACCGCTGGATGGCTGCTGGCCAGATCGAACGGGTCAAAGGCTCTGCGCCGACTAGCGACACAGATGGTACCGTAGTGGGAGCGCAGAGCTGATGGGCTTGATCAAGGCATACAGCAGCGTTCGCGATGATGTCGGCGGGGACCTCGCTGACACCGTAGGCAAGACGTGGCCCGACCCTACTGCTGGCGCGGGAAGCGTGGCAGTCAATCAGGTGTTCTTCGCCATCGCTCCTACTGGCGCGACTTCGGCAGTTGATGCCAACCGCTTGGTCGAAGGCGAGCGGCGCACCTACCGCAAGACCGGTGCGTCGTCCTGGGTAGACCTTGGCGACAGGGCTGCGCAGCTTACTCGGCAGAATGCCGGCAGCCTACCTCCAAGTGGTCCAACGCAGCTCGCGCTAGACGCCCTAGGAGAGAAAAATGCTTATCGTCGTGAATTCGAGATTGATGGTTTCATCGCGGCCGGCGTTTTGTTCTCTACGGCGCTGTCGATGGCGCTGAGCGCTGCCCAGGACGAAGACGGCGTAGTCATCGGCACACCTGGCAGAACCTACGTAGCCACTCAGCCCGTAACATGGGCCGGGCCGATACGCTTTGATCTACGCGGTGCCAGCATTGTGCGCGCGGCGAGCGCGCCGGACGCCAGCGTGCTCAAGGTCGCGCATCCGTTCACGCTTATCCAACCGGTTCTGGGCTTCGCGGCGTCGACTGCTACCCTGACGATCGATGCGGTGTATCAAAATGCTCGGATCACGCTGGGTAACACTGCGGGCTATTTTGCAGGTGATATCGTCAAGCTGGTCAGCGACGACATCATCCCCTGGTCACCCGGCGAGAAGCAGGCCGAAAGCGTCCGCATCATCGCCGTGGATGCCGCGAACGGCTATCTCTACACCGATCGGCCGCTCTACTTCACCTACAGCACCAATCCTCGTATTGGGCGCTTTACCCCGCTTGCCTGCGATATCCCGAACTTCGTCGCCCGCGACGAGCCAGGCTATCCGAGCAATCGCGCGCAGCCCATGTTGTGGCTCAATGGCGTAGTCTCGCCTACTCTCACCGGCGCGCGCTTCTCCGACACGGCCGGCGAAGCTCTGTTCCTAGAGAGCTGCTGGCAAGCCCGCACCGATGACATGCGGTTCGCTCGCTTGAGGACCAAGAGTGACATCTTTGCATACGGCTACGGCATTCGCGAGAACGGCACAGTTGGGTCGCTGCATACCAACCTGTACGGGGAGGACCTGAGGCACGTTCACACTACGGGTGCCTTCAATTCGCTCGCCGCCAATGACAGTCGGTTTGAGAAGTATGGCGGCGCGATCGGATGGAAAGTTTGCAACAGCGTTGCAGTGCGCCCTACGGATGAGGGCTTCTCCTCGCACCCCGATGCATACTTGGGCGTGTATGAGAACTGCTCGACCCGAGATGCGGTGCGCGGCTCGATCACCGTGCGTGGCAAGGCGTGCGAGATCAAGAGCTGCTCAGGCGAAGGCGTTGGAGGGGTAACACTGGCCTCTCGTGAAAACGGGGGCGACCACGTCGTAAGCGGTTACACCCATCGTCGCCGCGCCGGGTTCACGCAATCTGCCGCTGTGCTGAACGTGACGCACGATGGCGCCGTCAGGACCACAGCGAAGATCAACGGCTTCGTCGCCGATCTCGACTCACAATATGGCACGCCATTCGTCTTCACCGGAGCAGTCGTGCGTGGGGACGTGCAGATCCGCCAGAACGCTATCGAGACGGCAGCCGCCAATACCTCGTTCAAGACGTTTTCACTGACGAATGCCGACGTGCGTTTGCGCGGCCTCGTCGACTTCTCGGGCTCGCCGGGTGATGCGCAGCCCCGCATGGTCGAAGTCAACGACGCCAGCTGCGTCTTCATCGGCGATGGCCTAGAGGTGAAGGCTGGCGGCAAGGCGTGGCGCGGAGCCGACTTCAAGTCGGGCTTCGGCTATGCTGCAACGGTAATACTCGACCGGTTGAAGGCCGACCTCGCGCCGCTAGGCCCTCAGGCTCCCGGTTCGTCATCGGTCTTCTGGTCTGATGCCGAGATTGCCAACGGCATCGGCACGCAGCCAGCAGTGCAGGTGTTCAACTCCAACGCCACGTCGGATCTTGCCATCAGCACGGCATATCGCGGCGAGCGCGATTTGGTGATTGACTACACGTCGACCGGATCGGCGGGAACGCGAAACCTAAGTTTTGTGAACCCGCCTCTTCGGCCGACGCAACGGCTTACGGTCATAAACCGAGCCGCCAGCACCAAGACGCTCACGCTACCTACAACAAGCGCGATGCCCCTGAGCGCAAGCATCGTCATCAACGCCGGCTCGATCGCGCAGTTTGCGGCAGCGGGCGGGCTTTGGGTCCGCGTGTCGTGATCAAAGGAAGTCCACCCATGACCCCCACCGCCCTATGAACGAGAGAACGAGCTGATGCCTGGCACAATCTCACCTGAGGCGGATCTGCGCTTCCAATATGATGTGATCAAGGGCCTCGCGGACAGCGTGCGCCAGATGGCGACGAACATGGCTGACCTGCAGAAAACCCAGATCGACATGCTGGTGCGGCTAGCCCGGCTTGAAGAGAACAAGGTTGGCGATGAACTGGTGCACATGAAGGCCGCGACCGTGGCGCTCGGCTTGCGCGTAAACGCACTGGAGAGCGTCGAGGACCAACGTCAGGGGGCCTTGAACGCGCTGGGCGTGTTGCGTGTCTGGGCGGCCCCGATCTGCGGCTTACTGACCGTCTTGTACTTTGCCGGCCGCGCCATGGGTGTGATCCCCTCTCCGCCGGTCACCGTCACCAAGATCGAGGCGCCGCTGACTGTCGAGCGGCGCGAGCATCCAACCCATCTACCAGCACCGCAGGGAGATAAGCCGTGACCGATCCCAGAACCCCTGTATTCGAAGCCGTCCGCAAGATCGCCCCGCCTGGCGTGTTCAACGATCCGGGCAATATGATGGCCTTGCACAATATTTTAGACGCTCTTGGGGCGGCTCGCGCCAGTACCGCTGAGCGCACGTTGGGCCGCAAAGGTGAGGCCCTGATCAAGAAGTGGGAAGGCTATGCCGACGATCTAGGCGACGGGCGCGTGCGAGCGTATCCAGATCCGGCGACTGGTGGAGCGCCTTGGACCATTGGCTGGGGATCGACCGGGCCAGACATTCACAAGGGCACCGTATGGACGCGGCAGCAGGCACAGGAGCGCTTTGCGAGCCGAGTGGAAGAGTTCGCAGCCGATGTCCGTACGCTGATCGGCAGCGCTCCCACCACGCAGGAGCAGTTCGATGCGATGCTGTCGCTGGCCTACAATGTAGGGTCCGACATTGACGCCGACGACATCGCGGAAGGGCTTGGCGATTCCACGCTGCTGAAGAAGCATCTGCGCGGCGACTATGCTGGCGCCGCAGCGGAGTTCGCCAAGTGGAATAAGGCGGGCGGGCGCGTGATGTCGGGCCTGACCAAGCGCCGCGCTGAAGAAGCTCGGTTGTATCGAGGTGAAGCATGAAGCTCCAATGGCCTGACGCCCGCGGCTTCATCGGCATCGGCGTGTTCTGCCTCACCGTTGGCGTGTTCGCCATGACCGCTGCCGTCCCAGAGCTGCGCACAAACGAGTATTTCAAGACGCTCGGCACGCTGGTGGTCGGAGCCTTTATCAAAGACGTGGTGGGATGGGCCTACAGCGCCACCAAGGGCGGCGGTGAGCTGGCGGAACGCAACGCGGCGCTGGTCGAAAAACAGGCCGCAGCAAGCGTTGGTCCTACCGGCACGCCAAGCGATCCGGTCAACGTGAAGGATGCAGCAGAGGGGTAGCTGCGACGCGGCTCACGCCTTGGGGGACCAGGACACGCCGCAGCTAGGCGTAGGCTACTGGCCCACCATCCCCCGCGCAAGCTCGATCAGGACCGCAGCCACCAGCAGCACGCCGATGAGGATGAGGATCGGCTTAGGTGTGCGGGTCACCTTTCAGCAATCGCGGCATCAATCCAACTATGCCAGATTTGCGTGGCGCTATGGCTACCTGGCTTATAGCCGGAGGGCAGTTGGTTGCCCCAAAGATCGTTGGGGTCGCGCACTGCTCTCAGCACCGCACGCACATCATCCAACAAGCCAGTCTGCATCTCATCATCCAGCGCGTCGAAGTCATCGGCACCGCTCTGCGATTTCATGAGGGCTCGGGCGGCGCGGTATAGGGGTGTGTCGGTCATGGCTTATCCCTAATCGTCCTAGCCTCACCCGCAAGCAGGATCAGCTTGAAATACTCCTCCATGCGCCCGGCGTCACGTGCTGCTTGAGCCCTGGCATGGATGCGGCGCTGCTGGTCGGTCATAGATCTGCCTTAGGCATCGAGTCATGAATCACGAAACCTGCCACGTCGAGGCGGAAGCCATCTGCACCAAGGTCTTCCTCTAGAAGCGGTACCTCACCAAACAGTGCCTTTTCGGCTCGCGCCCATACACGCCAATCGCCCACACGGGAGCAAGTGACCTGCACGCGATAGGGCAGATTGAAAATTGACGTGCGCGCCATCGTCGGCGTCGTAATGTGTAAATCGTGGTAGGTTGGGACCTCAGTCATAGCCTCTTATCCTTCCCTTTCACCCGCAACTCCACCCCATTGTAAGCCGCGTGCATGCTCTGCGCTCTACCGATGTCATGGTCTGTACCGGCAGCATCCCAGAAGTACCGCAGCCAGTCATCGGGGCAATGTCCACGAAGCACATAGAGCGCGAGGGCAACGCCTTTGGTCTGCATTGGCTCGTCGGCATCACGTGCTTCGGCTAGCACGCTCAGGGCGCGGGTGACTGCCCCTTCGTCGACTCGGATGCGGGCCATTCATGTGGATTAGCTTGTTCCGGGTTCGTTCTGCAACCCGTATGCGCGCCATCGCTTGTTCACACGGCGTTCAATCCGCAGCGGCCCATCCTGGCTGTAGACCAGAGCATAGTGCATGATCTCGCGTAGGCTGTGCTGGCCTTCTGCTCGGGCGACCATCATGCCGTCTTGGATGATGCGGTAGGCGTCGGCTTGCCACCTCATACCTCCCCCTCACTCTTAGCGGTATCGGAGGATGCTGGCAGAGCGGTAAGCTGGATACGAACTGGCACGATCTTATGCGTCCGCAACATCGATATATTATCACCGATCGCCCACTTGCTCAGATGCGCCCGTGCAGCTTTCTTGTCGTGGAACGGCAGCGGCGTCCAGAACCGCCCCTGCTTGTTGAGTATGCCGTAGAAGGTGTGGTCGTAGACATCGCTGTCTGATGTCGCCAACTCCACCAGCTTCCCGGCGTCAGGTATGACTTGCTCAACCATGAGGAGTGTCCTTGGCTTTGGAGAGGGCGGTGCGGGCGAGCCGTACAACATCCTCAAGCGCGAGCCGCCACACGGCTGCACCTAGATCAGTACCGTCCTGGATGCGGACCTGCGCATGTTCAGCGATGTCCTCCAACGCCTCGACCAACTCCCCCACGAGGCTTGTATCGGTAGGGGTGGGGTGGGCGACGACGCCGAGAGCAAACTTAACACCTGCTGATAGCCACTTGAGGTCGCCGGTGCTCCAAGGGCGTATTCCGTCCGCGTAGCAAGGTTGAGCTTGCGGACCGAGGTGCAGCCACTGATCGAACTTCTTGTCTAGCGCGGTGAGTGCCGCCACCCCCTCCCCTGCATCGGTGGGGGTATCGTCCTCTATGCTGTGCAGTCTGTTCCACCATTCCATGACGTTGTAGGCCCAACCGCCAAGGCGGCGCAGGGAAATCAGGCAGCCGTTTGCTTCCTTGAAACTCTGGCTGTTGGAGCAGGCCACATAGTAGCCAGCGCCCTCGCCGGCGTCCGAGATGAGAGCATGACCACCGCACAGCTTGCACGGCACGCACCGGCTTTGAGCATCCTGCATTTGTTCATGGTCGCTCAGCTTACGCTGCTCCACCACGCTCTCAGCTACCGGGGATGTCTTTGGGTTGGTCATGCCGCGATCCTTTGAGGTGTGGCGAGGATGCCGAGATTGTGGCGAGCAGCGCGGGTGAGAGCATCACAGCCCTGGCTACCGACTGCCCACAGAGCGGTTCCGGTGGACGGGCTCTTGCCCTCACTGCCATCGGGGCGAATGAAGCGCACCTTGGGCATGAATAGTACCAGATCGGCGCGCGCCCATGCGTTTCGAAACCATGGGGCGCTTGTCCGATCGGGCGTCAATGCGATGCCGTTGCCGTGGTCGAAGAACTTAGCCAGCCAAGGCTCCAGGCCATTGCGGACCCCGAAAGGCGGGTTCATCCACACGAAGCCGAACCAAGCCTCTTCCAGCGAGCCGTGGAAGAACCACTCTGATGCCGGAACGTGCAAGGGTCCTTCCTCGGGCGAGGCTACGTCTAGATCAAACCGGCAGCCAAGCGCTTGGAAGATGTAGTCGGGCGTATACCAGTCGTCCGATTTGCCGTTATCCTCCCAGCTACCCACGATCTGCGCCCTCCGCGTTCAGGCGAGTGATCTCTGCCAGGAGGGTCATGCGTCATCCTTCTCGTCAGAAGCCATGGCATCTGCCGTTTCACGGTCGCCCCATCGCTCTTCGATGTCGGCCAAGGCCGCGCGGATAAGATCCGCCTCTTTGCTGACCACCCATCCCACAAGGATCGGCTTGTCATTAGTCGCCATGTCGATGAACCGGAGCATACGAGCGGAACGCATCTCCAGCTTGCGCCGCAACAGCCAATCGCTGTCCGAAAGTTGAACGCTCACAGGCCCAACCTCGCACGAACAACTGCCACATGGGCTATGTATCGCTCAACAGACCAGCCCTTTTCAAAAGCCTCATACGCGCCGTCGATCGAGTAGCCATCGCTCGGCTCTCCATCGCCAGTGTACTCGTTGCCATCAAGCCCACGCGACTTGCCGTTGTCGAACTTACCGTCCCACCCCTTCGAGATGATCGCGGCTTCTGCCTGACGATAAAATTTCGACCATGCGCGGTCACCTCTGCTCTCGGCCCCCATCTCGTAGGCATGATCAAGGCGGGCGAACTCGGCTTCAGTAGCGTCAAACATGCTTGCCTCCATAAACAATACCGTTTATATAAACAGCATCGTTTATCCGGTCAACATAAAAGGCATCGTTTTGTTGCAAGAATCAGAAGCCGTCGCTAACCGCCCGCGAATGGGAAGACCGCCCCTCAACATGAAGATCGTACCCGTCCGCCTGCCGCATGAGGTGGCCGACAAAGTCGATGCGCTGGTGGGCACATATGGCCGTGCCGCGTTCATCCGCGAGGCCGTCGAGCGCGAGCTAGAGAGGCGCGAGAAGGAGCGCTGACGGTTTACACCCGCCCGGTAAGTGTCGGTAATTGCTGGCGCGTCACGGCGGCAGTTTACGAACTTCGCCTTTGTTTTCAACGATGCGACGCGATTTGTAATCAGGGGGTCGGGGGTTCGAGACCTCCAGTCGGCACCATTTTTCAAGCACTTAGCAGATGTTGCGAGAGGCGGTTTACACTGCAATTGTAAACTGGTCATGTGTTTAGCCTCTTAGCCATGGCGATAACGGTGCGCTCACGGTCGACATAGCGCGCGCGGATTTCAGCGACTCGGGTCACCTTCCAGCCCAAGATCGTGGCCGCGTCGGTGTCGGTGAAGCCCTTGCCTAGCAACCAAGTCGCGCATGTGCCGCGCAGGTCGTGCAGGCGGCGATCAAAGCCTTCAGGCTTGGCCTTGCCCCATGATGACTTGAAGCCACTTGCAGTCCAGGGTTGCCCCTTGCTGTTCCGTAGGATCGCACCCTCGCGATGTTCAAGGCGATCCAAGAACAGCTTTAATTCCCGATGCATCGGGATAGCCGCTCGCACCTTTTTCTTGCTGGTGCGGATTACGACGGCATTTTGGCCTACATGCGACCAGTCGAGAGATATGAGGTCGCCAAGCCGGAGACCGGTCATCTCGGCCAAGCGTAGTCCTGTCATGATGTGCGGAGCGATTTCCTTGACCGCTTCCCAATGGCGAGCTTCCCATATTTCGTCCGAGTGATCGACACGATGCAGCGTGCCCATCTCGGAGGCTATATTCACGGCAACCATGCCTCGCTGCACAGCCCAGGCTAGAACAGTGGATAGCGTGCCCATCGCTCGATCGGCGGCACGCGGTTGAGCCGCCCACTTGTCGCGCCAGGACAAAACGTCCTTCCGCATGCGAAAGTCAGACATAAGGTCTAGATCAGCGTTCCCGAAGCGCTTGGAAATGCGAGTAAGCCAGCGTCGGTAATCGGATTGCGTCACCGAAGCGAGGCGCGTGAACTCCGGGCTTTCCAGGTAGCTATTGATCAGCTTCTCGAACTGCCCCTTCTTGCCGTCCACGTTCTGCAATCGGGCTTCGCGGGCCTTATCCATGATCGCAGGCGTGATGACCGGGCGAGCGCCATCCTGCACAAGGATCTGCGGTCCGCCCCGCCAAGCGTAAACATACCATCGCTGGCCGGCCTTGATCGGCTTACGGACAAGGTGGAGCTTAGTCACGATCCGGGTTCTCCCGCGTCCACCGCTCATACTTGTCTTGTCCCTGCGATTGATTCGCCGGGTGGAACACTACACCATCACCGCGAACCTCAACGGGTCCATCCAGCTTGAAGCCTAGCGCACGCAAGGTGGTCGCCATGCTGATGACCTCCTTCTCGGGCACAAGGCGTCGTCGCGCCGTCATTCCGAGCGCTCCTTATGGGGGGTGGGGGTAGCCTTCCGAGCCTCGCGCACAGCATGCTCGACACGCGCCACCACCATGATTGTCGGCTTGAGTTCGTCGGGTGCTTCGTCAAACGCCAACCGGCGATTGAAGCGATTGCCACCAGCTAGGCGCGGCAAAATGGCGCGCGGCACTAGCTCCCAATTGGCGGGGTCGCAGTTCGTCCGATCACTTGACAGGCACTTGAGAGCATAGCCTTCTGGCAGCGGGCCGTTCGTCTGCTCCCATAGATGGCGATGCTTCAGCACATAGCGACGTTCATAGCCAGTGTGCGGGTTCGTCTCGGCCACGCTGATCTCAACATATCCGTCTTGCGACACGCGCTCATGGCCCAGGTAGTTAGTGTTGTGAGGGACTTGCCCCTTCTTGAACTGTGTGGCGCGCGCGTTCGGATGCAAGCCGCCAGTACCGGGAGCGCACTTCTTGCCTTTGTTGTGCGGGACGTTCCCCTTGTTCATGCGCCCGTCGCGGCCCGTCATCCAGCCCTTGCGCTTGCACAGCGCATTGAAGTTCGACAGGTTCACGTCGTCGCGGGCAAACCGCTGGCTGAAAGCCTTAAGAGCATCGATGCGCCGCCATTGCGCTACAGATTGGATGAACGCCAACTCCTCGGCAGTATAGCGGATCTGCCGGCCCTTCATGCCTTTTGCTCGATGGTCTTGCGCTCGGCATTGGGCGCAATGCTTCCCAGGTGCGGCTCAAAGTGGTAGCCATGCTCTGCCAGTAAGGACGCAGCTTTAAGCTGAAGGTCGGCGTTGCGGATGACCTGTTCCGCGATGTTCACGATGGCGTCGGCGCGCTTGGCCTCGCTGTCGATCTGCTCGGCAGTCAGTTCCTCGTCGCCAAGTCGCTCGAGCTGCGCGAACAGATGATCGTTGAGATCGGCCATTTTGTTTTTAGCCACGACCCGTCTCCTCGGATATAGTGTTGTTGGTGGCTTGGGCGGGCTCATGGTCGGGCGCATCCTGGCGGACCGCGCTCTCGTGAACCGAGCCGCCTTGCGTCTCGGCCCTCCGGGCTTCGATCGCTTGCGCATTGCAATTTGGGCATGGATAGGAGACGTCGCTGCTATCTGCGTATTGACGCCCATCTGTGCAGTACGCGCACCAGGTATGTAGCGTCCTGGTGTATGGAAGCATCAAGGGGTGGCATGGCTGCCCGTCCTTAGCCGTCTCCCCGATGCTCATCGGGCGGCAGTGCATCTTGCGCGCCAGTGCGTCTACATCTCGCCAGTGGTTGCGAAGGCGTTTCGGCAACTTCGCTGTTGGCCCCCACGCGAACACAACTTGCTGCGCATCGAGGAAGATCTCTGCCAACCGGTAGCCGTTATCCGGACCAATCGGATCATCTGCAGACGCCAGTTCGCGAACGTCAGTAGCCCGGTAAGCAAACAAGTTACCGACAATCAGGTGGCCCCAACCGTACCTGTTGCGGAAACCGATCAGCTTCCGGATTGTGGCGTCGTCGCTCGAGGCATCCGCAGTCGATGGGTTCACCATGATGACTGCCGTGCTGAAATCGCCGAACACATCGGGACGATCAAGGCGATAGCGGTATTTGCCACATGGCGAGATGATCGCGCTAGGGATTGAAGCGGGGACCGGCGAGACCGTAGGGCTCGATGCCGCAGGCACGAAAGCCCAGTCCTCGCCAGAGGAAGCGCCCTCCCCTTCCCCGCTCCTGCCTACGCTAAGAGAGGTGTGTTGATTGGTCATGACTTGGGCTCCGGCGGATCGATATGCCATGACCACAGCTGCCGTATGGTTTCGCCACCGCAGCAGCACTCGCGTCCACCACAGCAGTATTGTGCGTCGAGCTCCTTTCGCCACACGTTAGCGATCCAATCGTCGAAGGACCCACGTAAAAAGAAGCGCAGAACACGCAGTTTGAAGAGCAGATCGCTCATGCTGCGCCTCCGGTCTTGGCGAGTTCGAGCCCACGCTTGAGGGCTGCGAGAACAGGGGTAAGGCGCTCGTCATCTTCGTCGTGGATGCCGTTGCGGTAATCCCTGGCGATGTCCCGCGCGACTGGGTTACCGCCACGCTCCCAGTACTGGGCACAGATCTCCCTCGCCTCGATCAGCAGCGGATCAACCGGCGCTTCTTCGTGCGCGGCAATGTACCGGGCAAAGGCGTGCACGTGAATTTCGATGGTGTTTCTTGCATCGGCTTTCGCTCGCTCAAGAATGTGCAGCTCCTCGGCACGCTCTATCGCCCAATCTGGGGGCTGAATGACTGTGCTCATAACGGCACCTGTGACTTGGCGAGTTCCGCGCGCGCTTTTTCATAAGCGACAGCTGGCCATGTGCCGCCGCTGCTCATGATTTCGGATGAAGCGACATCCTGAGAGCAGCCTTCATCGCAGCCAGCCCAGTATTCCATCGCCTCGCACATGTCCGTTAGGCGGAGGCGTGAACTAGCGACCAGCCCCTCGTCTGATAGTTTGAAATCCGTGTATGGGGTCGGTCTTGGTCGGTCGTGGCGGTGTTGCTCGCCCTGCTTGATAAACGATGCTGCCTGTCGGTAATACGACGCACGCATCACTGCCATTTCCACAATCTCTGGCGACTCAGGAAAGTTGGTGATCGCCGTCATTGCGTCCTCGGCTTCCTCAAGAAGGTAGCGCACAATTGCGTCGCGTTCGACTTCAGCCGGCACCTGCTCCACCCCACTCATGACACCTTCTCCTTCGCTGCCTTCTTGGCGCGGGCCTCGCGTTCATCGAGGATCTTCCGACGCGCCAACCGGATCGCCACATCCAGGTACTTGGCGCGGGCGGTGGCGGTGTCGTTGCCCATGCGGACCGTGGCCTCTGCAAAGCCATCATCGACATCGTAGTCGCGCCCGCAGGTGCCCACCGATACGATCAGCGCGTCATCGCCGTCGCAACGCAGGCTCTCGATCCGTTGCTGCAGATCGCGCAGTTCCTCGGGACTCATGACAGCACCAGAGCGATAAAGCCGCCGACAGCCCAGAGCAGCAGCGCCCACTTGATGGACGGGCTGATGTACTTGCGGTCACGTTGAAGCGGGCCATGCACATGCTGGCGGCGGGCTTCGGTCATGGGATGGATCATTTGGGGCTCCTTTCGGGGCGGTCGGGGAACTTGGCGTAAAGTTCACAATCGCGAGGCGCGATGCCGCTCATCCAGTGGAACTGGCCTTCGTCGAAGTAGGCTACGTGCTGTAGCTTCTCCTGATCGGAGGGGGTGGGCATGGCGGCGATGGCGGCTGTCGCTGCTCGCATAACGAGCCCCACGCGACTGCCATCGGCATAGGGCAGCGAAAGATCGTTCGGGATTACATCATAGCCGTACATGGCCATGCTAACTGCCCTCGCCACCGCCTCTACGGCGCCACTTGGATCGGTCATGACCATCACGAGGGCTCCTGCAGTTCGAGCAGGCTGAGGCGCGGCCAATATACAGCCCTCGGGCCATACTCGACGCCGGTGTTGGTCAGCTTGCGGCCGCGCACGATGTAGGTCTCGTGGTCCCGGCTCAGCCCGCCACCGCCGGCCTTGGGAAATCCGACGTCGCTAGGCAGCCGCCGCGCTGGCACCACCGCTTCGATGACGCCCTGCTTGTATGTGTTCGAGCTAATCCAGCGAACACGATCACCGATTTTCATACGTCCCACTCCGAATTGAGTTGTGCCCGGTATGCAGGGCTAAGGCTGGCGCTATGGCGGGCGGCATGGTCGCGCGAGAACAGGCCATCGTCCGGGCTCTCGACCCAGGCCGTGCGCCGCTGCTCCGGTGTCATGCTGCGGACGTGGCGCTCGGCAGCCAGCACTTCGCCTTCCACCGCGAAGGTGGATATGGGGTGCGGCGCGTTCATGCTGACACCGGGGCGTTGATGATGCGGTCAGCCTTGAACTCGGCACGCGCAAGCATCTGCTCTTCGTCGGAGAGGGGCTTGATCTTGCGGAACGATTGAGAGTCCCATTCCCCGTTGCCCCAGCTAGACTTAAACTCGTCAAAGCCCAGCGCGGTCCAGGCAGACGAGCGCAGAACGCTAGCCACGGTGAACACCATGCCCGGCTTTATGCCTTTGCCTTGAGAGCAAACCCAACCGCCAGCACCCAGGGCGCCTCTACGGATCACCATGGCCAGGTCACCAACCTGCCAATCGTCACGGTCAGCCACGTGCGCCTCCCATGCCGAAATACACCCGCTCATCCCGAAGGAAGTCGGCGTCCAGAGCCCAGGATTGATCGGCAGGAGGGTTGAAGAACTCGTCCACCATACCGGCGAACTCTCCATCATCCTCTAGGCCATCGTTCAGGGCGTTCAGGTAGTCGCGTGCTGCCCAGGTCCACTCGCGGCTCTCACGGTCGGAGAGGTTGGCGTGAAGGGCACGGCGGGGGCTTTCGTCCACGATCTCATGCGCCAGGGTGGAGAGGTACAGAGCCTCGTTGAATTGTGTCTGGTCGTGGCGGGTCATGCGAACGTGACCCAAGTCGGCTGCAGGCTGACACCCACAACGGCACCAGCGACAAAGCCGATCACGATAAGGCTGATAATGAAGAACCAGTCGGTGCGGCCCGTAGGCGCGGCTTCCGGCGTGTCTGAATAAGGATGGGGCATTGAAGCGATCTCCAACGGTGCCCTGGGTCTGCGCTTGTCGGCTCACCGGGGCTTGTTGAGATCGTTATGACGTGTCTTATTATACACGTCAAGCGCAGAATGTACTTTTGTACATCGTTTTGCCGCACGCACAAAAAAGCCCCGCCGAAGCGAGGCTGATGCGAGCGGCGGTTTGGGCCCGTTAGTGCACGAGGCGATCTAAGTTGGCGATGATTGCGGTGATGAGCGATAGCATTGTTAGCGCGGCGATCGTGACCGTGACCACGAAGCCTTTGCCTGGCAAGTGATCAATCTTTGTCTCGACAGCAACCAGTCGCTCCCGCACCTCGCCAAGCCTTTCGGAAACCTTGTCGAGCTTATCTTCGAGCTTGGTGACACGCTGCTCCATGCCGCCACCATTACCATCGGAGCGATCTGGTGGCAACGGGGGTGGAGGTGGCGCACTGCCACCACTGTCCAGCTTCAGCGCCGTAAGTTGCTGCACGATATCTTCTATACCCTCAGGCGTCACCTTCATTGAGGCCTCCTAAGGATTTGTACAGCACGCTTTCGGCCTCGCTGGCCTGCCTGTTGCTTTCCTCCAAGAGCTTCATCATGTTGGTCAGCGCCTCACCAGCCTCCTTCTCCTCCTCGGCAAGCGTGTACATCTGAGCCAGCGCAAGTTCACGGATCGCCCTCGCGTTCGTCCTGGCGGCGTTCGCCAAACTGCCGACGACAACCCGTATAGCCAAGACCTCTTCTCGCGAGAGTGTCACAGAACCATCCTCACTGTTCGCCATCATGAGAAGTGCCATCGAACTTCCTGGCCCACCAGCTCTCGCTTGATGGTCGGTCGGGCTGTGTATTGTGCTTTATGTAATGGAGCTCGGACGTGATCGTAGCGAGGCGCGTTTCCATTTGCTCTAGTTGATACCCCAACCCGCCCATGTTTTTGGCCATCGCCGCGTTAGTGTCGCCTATCTTCGAAAGGCTGTACGCGCACGACCAAACGCCTAATACGCCCATCCCGATCAGCCATTCCATGTGATGTTACACCCCCGCCCCGCCTTCGCCCTCATGGGCAAGTTAACATTCTTAACACCGTGGACATGTTGGATTCCGTAGATCACACCTGAGAACAGAAAAAGAACAAGGGTGAGTCGATGGCGTTAGTGTTAACAGAGCCGCAGTGCGATGTTGGGTGCAGAACCTGCCTCATGGCTTGCGCGATTCTTCCTGCTCGGATCCAGTGGTGGGAGCGCGAGATTGAGCAGATGTATCGGGATCGAGCTCTTCGTCCTCAGTCTTTAGACTGGTGCCAACAGATAGATGGAGCTCTAGCTGCTCACGCAGAGCTGACGCGACAGCACTCCTTATCTGCGCGATCGACAGGCCTGGTTGGATCTCACTGGCAGCATGCTCAGCCATCTCGACTAACGTCGCTTCATTGATGCCTTCACGTTCGCCAAACAGGAGCCAATGCTCGGTCGTTTTTAGCGGCCCGGCCAACTTGGCAACCGTGTCGACGGTCAAAGACTGGGTCGGTCCCTCAACGAAATTGCGGATCGTCGTCTGCCCAATACCGTGATCCAGTAGCCACTTGCCTGTAAGAGGTAGGCCAAGATCTTTGAAGCGCTTTGAGACTCGGGCGCGGATGTCGTCTTGGTCAATCACGTGTACATTTTGACACAGCCACGAGCCTGCAGGCGAATGTCTAATTGTACTTGACGTACCGTGTATAAAAAGACATTGTGCGTTCATGGATGACACTCAGAAGCTTGTCGCTCGGATCGACGCTCTAGCGCGCAAGACGGGAGCGAGCCGTTCTACGCTCTCGCGCAAGTTGTTCGGCAACGGAAAGCGGCTCGACGAGATCAAGGCTGGTGGGTCGCTCACCATGGCCACCTACAACCGCGCCATCATCACGCTCGGCAAGCTGGAGCAGGCTCCCAAGCAGGACGCGGCGGCGTGAGCCGGGTCGAGCAGATCGGGCGCGCTACGCTGTACCTGGGCGATTGCCGGGATGTGCTGCCTGCGATCGAGCGGCCCCATGCGATTCTCAGCGATCCACCTTATGGGCAGTCGCTTAAGACAAACAATGCTGGGAAAGGCGTCACCGGTCGAAGCTATGGGGCTGGTCGCCCATATGGGACTATCAACCCGAAGGGCATAGCGAGAACTTGGCCTACCGGCGTTGCAGGCGACGACAAGCCCTTCGATCCTGAACATCTGCTGGTTGCTGCCGACAAATGGCTGCTGTGGGGTGCTCACAAATTCGGCCACCGACTTCCGCGCGGTCGCACGCTTGTCTGGGATAAGGTGCCGACTGGCAAAGTTCGCGACCAAGGGGACGGCGAAACCGCGCTCTGCAGCGTCAACCCCGACGCCGCCCTTCGGGTCTATCGATTGCTCTGGGATGGCGTTTGTGTTGGTTCGGCAGCGCGTCACGAGGTGACTGCAGGGCGGCCCCGCGAGCATCCAACCCAGAAGCCTGAAAGTTTGATGGCTTGGTGCCTGCAGTTCCTCGCGCTCGAGCCCGAGAGCTTGATTTGTGATCCGTATATGGGTGCTGGCAGCACAGGCGTTGCGGCTGTGAAGGCCGGCTACTCTTTCGTCGGCATCGAGATTGAGCCGGTTTACTTCGACGCCGCTTGCCGCCGCATCGAGGATGCCCAGCGCCAAGGCGATCTCTTCCTGAGTGGGGAGGCAGCCTAACCCATGCCCCGCTCCGAAGTCCTGCGGCTCCCAAACGGTGAAGCCCTGCCTTTGCGAAACCATAAGCCCGCCCGCGCTCCCCATGGCGCTGGCCACCTCGCGTCCGACCTGGCCTCCCCTTCCCCCCGTAGCGCCGGGTCGGACGCTCCTTCTGATCTTCGTTTCCATGGAGGCCATAATGGCTGATGCTTCCAACAATGGGCTGGGCAATGCACGCCGGCTTACGCAATCCTCTCTGCGCCAAGCTATCGCCACCACCGTCTCAGCCAACCGTAATGGCTGGTCTGAAAACGAGATGGCCGAACAGTGGGGCGTCTCTGCCGGCACTGTCGGCAACGCCCAAAACAAGAACCATGACCTTGGCCTGATGAACTGGCTCAAGCTGGGCGAGCGCTTTGGCCCCGCTGGTCTTAACACGGCCCTCGCCCTGGTCGGCATGAAGGCCGTCCGTGACGACGAGTGCGTCATCGACTGCGCATCTATTCCGGTTGAGATCGCCCAGTGCGTGCCGCTGCTGATCGAGCTTCTGGCGGATGGCGACTGCTCTGATGCCGACGTGCGCAAGCTGGAACAGGCCGGCATCATCGGCACGCTGGCCAAGACCGCCGACATGCTGCGCCAGCGCCGCGACACCGTTCGCCTGCGTGAGGTGTCATGAACTACGGCCTCACAGCGCGGCAATCCAAGCTGCTCGAGTTCATCGCCGGCTTCATCAGCCAGGAGGGGTTCTGCCCTTCATACCGGCAGATGATGGCGACCCTCAACATTCGCTCAAGCGGCGACATCAGCCGTCTGGTCAAGTCGCTGGAAGAGCGCGGCTGCATCCGCCGCATGCCGAACCGTGGGCGGACGATCGAGGTCTTGGTGCCGGTCAAGATCGAGCATCAAATTACGACTGCGCCTCTCAAAGAGGCCCTTGCCGACTACTCCATGATAGATCTGCGCCGCGAGCTGGTGCGTCGACAGGAAGGGGCTGCGGCATGACGCGCCCGAACGCCAGACCCAGCCTCGTCAAGGGTGCTGCCCGTGTTTCCGACATCATCATCTTGGCTTCCGAGATTGCTCTTGTTGATCGTGCGCTAATCCTCGGGTCTTCGCGACACAGGCGTGTTGTCCGCATCCGCCAGGCCTGCATGAAGATCGCACGTGAGCAGGGCCATTCCTACCCGCAGATCGGTCGCCGCATGGGCCGGGATCATTCCACCATCGTCCATGGCGTCGAAAAGGCGGAAAACCTCGCCAAGGATGACGCGCGGTATGCCGCTTTCCTGAAGCGCGATCGTGCTGCGGCTGTAACCGCGAAGCCATGCATCGCTGATCGCATCACGATCGCGCTGCCCGCACCCAAGCCAGTGCCCGAGCCTGAACCAGCACCAGAGCCGATCGACCATGATCTGAGCGACGACGAGCTGCTGAGCCGTGCCGTGGCTGCGCATTACGCATCCGCCTGATTTTCAACCCCCGCTGGAGAGAGCGACATGAAGCACGACAAGATCATACCCCCAAACATTCCCGACAATGGCGGGGAGACCAACTTCACGGATTGGCTCAACGCTAACGGCGTCATCCGCGCCGGTTGGAATGGCGCGCAGTGGAACGTCTATCTGCGTGGCGGACGCTTCGCTACCGGTGCGACGATCGAAGAAGCTCTGATCAGCATCGGAGCAGCGGCATGAACCGCGTCTATCTCGATATCGAAACCATTCCCTGCCAGTCGCCTGAGTACCGTGCGAAGGCGCGCGAAGGCATCAAGCCCCCGGGCAACATCAAGAAGCCCGAAAGCATCCAGGCATGGCTTGATGAGAACGCTGACGTCGCTGCTGCAGAGGCGGTGGCCAAGACCAGCTTCGACCCGGCGCATGGTCATATCTGCACCATCGGCTTCGCGGTGGAAAACGATCCGCCGACCGCGCTGCACGCCGATACGACAGACGAAGAGAAGCGCATCGTTGAAGCGTTCCTGACCAACCTGCCAAAGGTCGGTCTCTGCCAGTTCATCGGGCACAACGTCGCTGCGTTCGACCTTCGCTTCATTCTCAACCGGGCGATCGTGCTGGGAGTAAAACTGCCCAGCATCTTCCCCCGGGATATCAAGCCATGGGCAGATACTGTGTTCGACACGATGATCGCTTGGGCCGGAACGCGCGGCACTATTGGCCTCGACAGGCTTGCCCAAGCGCTTGGCCTAGACGGCAAAGGCGACTTCGACGGCTCCATGGTCGCTGCGGCTTGGGCTGCAGGTCAGCACGACAAGATCGCCAGCTACTGCAAACGGGATGTCGCTGTCGTGCGCGAGATCCATCGCCGCTTTCTTGCGGTCGGCTTCTGAGGAGGCGTGAACATGACTGAGACCATGCGCATCTGGGATAAGGTTTCCAAGACCAATCCCGCGAACACCAAGAAAGTCAGCCAGCGCGGTGGCTTCACCTCTATCTGCGCACAATCGCAGATCATGGAAGCCACCCGTGCGTTCGGCCCCGTTGGCGAAGGCTGGGGTTATACCGCGGGCGACCCAATCTTCCACGAAAGCCTTGTGCTTGTCCAAGTGACGCTGTGGCATGGGGACCGCGCCAACACGTTCGGCCCCGTCACTGGCGGCGCCGAGTGGAAGGTCAAGGATCGTGTCGACAGCGACGCTCCCAAGAAGGCCACGACCGACGCACTGACCAAGCTCCTGTCACAACTCGGCTTCAACGCCGATGTGTTCCTCGGGCTATTCGATGACAGCAAGTACGTTGCCCAATTGGAGCGCGAGTTCAAGGCTGAGCCCGTCGTCACACCGCTCAAGCAAGCCGCAGACCGCCCCACCGGCCCCATCACCGACAAGACCCGCGACTGGCTCGGTGCCCAGATCGACGCGAGCGGCCTGTCAGTCGGTGAAGTCTGCAGCGGCTTCAAGATCACCACCCTCAAGGACGTCACGTACGAGACCATCGAAGAGATTGTCGCGTGGCTCAAGACCAATCGGAAGGCCGCCTAACCATGCAGATCATCACCATCACTGGCTACCTATCGAAGGACGCCGAAGCCTCCAGCACGCGCAATGGCGACAACGTCGCGCGCTGGAATGTCCCCGTCAATCAAGGCTGGGGCGACAATAAGCAGACCAACTGGTTCCGCGTGTCCATCTGGGGCAAGCGCGCTGACTTTGCCGCCAAGGCGCTCAAGGGCGAGTTCGTCACCGTCACTGGCGAGCTGACCATCGGTGAGTACCAGGGCAAGCCGCAGTACGAGATCCGGGCCAACGACTTCACCAACGTGACCACGGCCAGGCGTGAGCCCGATGGAAGCCGTGGCGCCCCCGCCAGCGACGATGCCGGCTCATTCGCTGACGAGATGGACGACGCGATACCGTTCATTTCAAATGGCGGCATCCGGTGATCGCCGCTATTCGCCGCCTTCTCATCCAGCGCCGCCTCAACGCATCGTTGAAGCCGGCTCCGGAGTACCGTGCACGGCGCTTGGCGGCTCTCCCCGCTCATCGTCGTGCACGGTATCTTGAGAACGTCGCGAGCATCCAGGCCGAGATCGGCTGATGCTGCGCGTCGACATCCGCCCCCGCAAGCGCAATGCGCCACGCCCTGCATGGAAGGTCGCCAAGTCCTTCCATCAGTGGCTACGCGGTCGCGCCTGCGCTGCTGACGGCCACGGCCTCTGCGAAGGCGTGATGCAGGCGGCGCATGTCGACCATGCTGGTGACAAGGGCATGGGCACGAAGGTCAGTGACCGCTTCGCCCTGCCCTTGTGCGCTGGCCATCATAATCGTCAGCACGCACGCGGTTGGCAGACATTCGAACGCGAGTGCTTGGGCGGCAAGTCTGCCGTAGCGCTGGCCGATGCCTACTGGAGCGCGTGGCCTGGCCGCGTCGAGTGGGAGCGCGAGCATGTCTAACAAGCGCACCGTCAAGCTCATCACCAAGGAAGCCCGGCAGCGCGCCGTGGCGCTCATCTTTGCCGCGCCTGAGGGCTATGCCGTTACGATCGCGGAAGAGTCCCGCACGCAAGAGCAGAACCGCCTCATGTGGCCGCTCATTGCCGATATCCAGTCTCAAGTGTCTTCCATGCAGACGTTCAGCGCGGACGATATCAAACTGCGCTTCCTGCACGCCCTGGGCACCGAGCTTCGCTTTCTTCCCGAGCTTGAGGGCGCCGGCATGTTCCCGGTTGGCCAGCGCTCGTCGACCCTCACCAAAGCCCAGTTCACCGGCCTGATCGAGCTGCTGTTTGCCTATGGCGAAAAGAACGGCGTGGTCTGGTCCCACAAATCCCAGGAAGTGAGGAAGGCAGCATGAAGCACATGCAGGCCCTCGGTCGCCTCAAGGTCGGCCAGCGCAATAAGACGGAACAGGCCTATGAAGACTTTCTGACGCTGCGCCAGCGCGCCGGGGAGATTGCCTGGTTCAAGTTCGAAGGCCTCAAGCTGCGGCTCGCGGACAACACGTTCTACACGCCGGACTATGCCGTCATGCTCAGCAGCGGCGAGATCGAGTGCCATGAGGTCAAGAGCTTCTGGACCGATGATGCGCGGGTGAAGATCAAGGTTGCGGCGGATCTGTATCCGTTCCGCTTCCTCGCCTTCAAGAAGCGCGCCCTGAAAGACGGCGGCGGCTTTTCCGAGGAGTGCTTCTCATGAGCATTCCCATCACCCTCTACAACGAGAAGGCCGCAACCCGCGCCTACTTCCGCCACAGCGCTCTTGTGAAGGCCGAGCATGGCGATCCTAGCCTGGCGATGGAACCTTCCTTCGTCGAGCTTCGGGAGCGTGCCTACACGACCTTCTGCAAGGCCTTCGGAGTACAAGCACGATGAGCCGCTGGTTCCGCCATTATGCCGGGATGATGCGCGACGACAAGCTCGTACGCATCGCTCTGAAGACCAAACAGCCGATCGAACGGGTGCTTTGGGTATGGGGTGCGATCCTCGAAAGTGCCGCCGAAATCGACGACTTTGGAAAATTCGACTTCGATCAAGCAGAGGCCGCGTATTTTCTACGCGCCAAGCCCGCCCCCATCGCTGCAATCTTCGCAGCACTTGAGGAGGCCGGTCACATCGAAGGAAATGCGGTTTGCAAATGGAAAAACCGGCAGTTTCAATCGGATAAGTCCAAGGATAGGGTGGCCGCCCATCGTGCCAAGAAGCGTTCTGTAACGGTTGAAGGTACCGAACAGGATGCGGCACGTAACGCCGATGTAACGTTACAGGGGCGTTGCGGTAACGCACCAGAGACAGAGACAGAGACAGAGACAGATACTTCCGTATCTAAAGATACGGGGCTGACGCCCGAGAAAATATTCTGGGATCGCGCCAAGCCATACATCGGCGGCAAGAACCCCGGCGGCATGATCGGCAAGTGGTGCCGCGATCACGGCAAGGATGAGACCAAGCGGGCAATCACGGAGGCGCAGGCGGCGAACGCTGTGGACCCCGTTCCGTATGTCGAGCGCATCCTGCGGCGCAGCAAAACCGCAGAGAGCATGCCGGTATGCTGACCTTCCCTCACAAGACCGGAAAGCACCTCTGCCCCGAGTGTAGCAGCGGGCGGAAGAACAAACGGGACCGCTGCCTGAGCGTCACCAGGGATCAACGAGGTTGGGTGGCACACTGCCACAATTGCGGATGGAGCGTAGCGGACAATGACGATGCACCAGCGACACAAGGATTGGCTTACGGCTCGCGGTCTCGATCCAGTGCTTGCCGAGAAGTTCGGCCTGACCACGGTGAAGCGGGACGACGCGGCTTGGCTCGCAGTGCCCTATGTGGAGGGCGGGCAGACGATCAACCACAAGTACCGCAAGACGTCCGAGAAGGATCATCGGATGGACACCGGGGCGCCGCTCGCGCTCTGGAATTCGGATTGCCTGAGCGACCCCAAGGTTCGCAGCGGGCAAGCTCCTGTCGTGATAACGGAGGGGGAATGGGACGCCTTGGCGGCGATCCAGGCCGGGGCGCAGTTCGTAGTCTCCGTGCCGAACGGTGCGCCGCAAACAGCAACGACCGACCTGGACAACGCCAAGCGCTACGACTGGGTTGACCGGCATGCGAACGAGCTGGCCCAGGCCAAGGAGTTTATCATTGCGACGGACGATGACGCTGCCGGCCATCATCTCCGGGCGGATCTGGTAGCGCTGCTAGGAGCGGAGCGCTGCCGCTTCATCGAATATCCCTGGCCGTCGAAGGATCTGAACGAGGTTCTTGTCGACCATGGGCCCGAGCGCGTGTCGCAGTGCCTGCTAGAGGCCAAGTGCTTCCCAGTGCAGGGCTTGTACCAGCTCAGCGACTTTCCCGAGAAGGGCCAGGTTCGGTCCTACAGCGTTGGCGTGCAGCCGATCGACGAGATGATCCGCATCGTCCCTGGCACGCTCACCGTCGTCACCGGCTACGCGAACATGGGCAAGTCTACGCTGATGAACGCGATCATCGGTCACACGCTGATGAACCATTTCCCGGTGTGCGTTGCGAGCTTTGAGACGGACGTGAAGCCGATCCTACGCGACGGCTTGCGCATGGCGATCGCCCAGTGCGGCAAGCACGAACTCACCACGATCGACATGACCGACATCGACGATCTGCTCGACAAGCGGCTGACGATCATCAGCCAGTCTGTGGACGAGGACATGGAGATGAGCCTTGAGCAGTTCCTGGAATTGGCTCGCTTGGCGGTGGTCCGTCACGGCGCAAAGATGATCGTCCTCGACCCCTGGAACGAGGTCGAACACAAGCGCCGCCGCGACGAGACCGAGACGGATTACATCGGTCGCGCGATCCGGGCGATCAAGCGCTTTGCCAAGCAGTATGATGTTGCCTTTTGGCTAGTCGCACACCCGACGAAGCCACAGGAAGGCACGCGCAAAATACCGGGTCTGTATGACATCAGCGGATCGGCCAACTTTGCCAATAAGGCTGACTATGGGCTGACTTATCACCGAAAGAACTTCGACCAGAACGAGGCCGATATTCTGGTGACAAAGGTGCGGATGGGCCTGCCAGGCAAGCGAGGTAATGTTAAAGTCACGTTCGACTTCCGCAGCGCTACTTTCGTGGAACTTGCACAATGAGCATTACCCGCAACCAAGCCGATCTCATGGCGCTTGAGTTCCTGCGCGATAGTGGCCCCCATACGATGGGTCCGATTGAGGACGAGGGCGCCATTGGCGCAATGTTAATCTTCCTCGATCTCACCAAACGCGGACTGGTCAGCAAGACCGACTTCGGCGGCGGTAACCTGCAATTCACCATCACACCGGCGGGCGCCACCTTCTCCACCACCCAAGCAGGCCTGACCACAAGAGGAAAGACGGCGTGAGCGCATATCGCTGGGAGACTATGTGCCTTTCCGATGATCCATTCGCCGGTGATTTCGGCAATGGTGAGGTGGCGCTATCCGACAAGATGGTCACAAACCGCAAAGGTGGCACCTGCCACACCTGCGCTGGTTCGTGTGAGCCCGGCACTCGCAATCGCGTTCTGACTGAGCGCGGCGACGATGGGCTTGAGACCTTCCGCTGGTGTCAGGCCTGCTGCTTCGCGATGGCGGTCTACGACATCCGGCCCAGCATAGCCGACGCTCGCCACGCGCTTGGCGAAGAGCGCCGCACCACCCCCAACGAAAGCACCCCACACCATGGCTGAGCTACCTGCTGACCTGCATGAGCCTTTGCGCGCCTGGGCCTTCAACGTGATGCTGGAGTGTAGTCACCCCGACAATGATCCACCACGCCTCGCTATCGGCGGCGCTATCCTGGATCTGCGCGATCTGGAACGCCTGCTGGACTGGATAGGCAGCGCCTTCCTCCCCGAACCACCCACCACCAAAGGAGAGGGGGAATGAATAAGCGGCGCATAGGTTGGGCTATCCTCATTTCGCTTAGCGCTGCGATGTTCGCCATGTGGTGCGTACTACTTGGCCCCACCGCAGTGCTTGTTGGTTTTGTTGCACCGCTGCTTTTGGCGGGTTTAGCGGTGTATGCATGCCATCTCGTCAATGCAGACCAAGGGGACAAGCGGTGAGCGAGATCACGAATGAAGACATCGATGCTGTCACGGATCCGGAAGTGTGCGCGCTGGCTGACGCTATCGTGCTGGGAAATCAGGGCTGCGGCAACGCTTCCGTTCTGATCGATCGGTTCGCCACAAAGGTCCGCCAAGCAGCCCGCGAGAGAGCGCTCGATGAGGCGGCTGAGGTGGCTGAAGGCAACCGCACCGACGATGACAGCATGTGGGATCGCGCTGCTGAGACCATCACCAGAATGATCCGCAAGCTGAAGGAGGGATAGCATGGCCCTTCATGTCACCTCGCATGCGATCAGTCGCTACCGAGAGCGCGTCGCCCCGGTCAGCTACGACGACGCCCGCATGGCCCTGTCCTGCGCCGCGGTCGAGCTTGCCGCCACCTTCGGTGCGCCGTTCGTGAAGCTCGGCACCGGGCAGCACGTCGTCGTTCGGGACCAGGCCGTCATCACCGTGCTGCCCAAGGACAAGCACCTCGGAACCCTCGCCCGCGACCGATGGGCAGAACTGCAACGTGGGGAGTATCAGGCATGAACGCTGTGACGATCATCGAGGCGGACCAGGTGCACCTCCATCTCCCCCCTGACCTCTCCTGTGCCGACTGGATCGCCACCGGCCGCGATCTCATGCGCAAGGATCGCGAGACCAAGTGGCAGGCCGCAGACTGGATGGCGTATGGTCGCGCCCGCGCCAAGACGGACAGCCACTTCGCCGAGCAGATGGCTTTGGCCTTGCCAGAGATATTGGAGGATCCCCGCAAGCTCGACGCGATCGCTCGCGTGGCCGAGGTGTTCCCTGCGGACGAACGCAGCCTTGACCTGTCGTTTGACCACTACAGCGCCCTTGCTCGCCTGCCTCACGGTGAAGCGCGCAAGCTGCTGGACAAGGCGGCTCAGACCAAGACCGGCCCCCGCGAGATCAAGTACGAAGCCATGCAGATGCAGATGACCATCTCGCGCTGTGAGCCCGACGCCGACAGCATGCTATCGAGCTTCCTGGGGCATTGGAACCGCCTCCCCCGGGCTGTCCGCCTTGAAGCCGCTGAGATGATCGCAGAAGCCGGTGGCGCGGAGATCGAGCCATGATCCCTGGCGGGCGCTACGATCCGATGCCTGAGGGCTTTCGCGAGCGGTTCATCGACCCCACTGACCGCGGTGGCTGGCGCGGTGTCGAGCGTGCGTATCGCGCGCGCCGCGAAGTGATCATGCGTTGGATCGCTGAGTGTGGCGGGCCGGCGCAATTGGCCATGGCAAGGAAGGCGGCAATCAAGCTGATGAAGGAGCAGGCGCCGGTGCAGCAGAGGATCAAGCGGTGAACGACAAACAGCGCCGGTTCGCTCAGGAGTACATCGTCGACCTGAATGCAACGCAGGCGGCCATACGGGCAGGCTACAGCGCGAGAACGGCAAAGCAGCAGGGCCAGCGGCTGTTGACTAATGTTGACGTCCAGAAAGCCGTTCAGGAGCAAATGAACGACAGGTCTCAAAAAACGGGTCTGACTGCGGTTTATGTGCTGGACGGCATCAAGGCCGCAACGGAGCGGTGTATAGGCGAAGGAGAGGCTTTCAATCCCATGGCGGCGTTCAAGGGCTATGAGTTGCTAGGCAAGCACCTCAAACTGTTTACCGATAAGGTTGACCACTCAAGCCCCGATGGCAGCATGACGCCCAAGGCACCGGTCTACAACATCACCAGCACGTGACTCAGGAAGTCCTCGACATATTCCCGGCCTATCGGGACTACCTGCAGCCGGCGCGCTTCAAGGTGGCATACGGCGGCCGTGGCAGTGCCAAGACGCGCACGTTCTGCACGGTTCTGACCAGCAACGTCCTGTACCATGGCTGGCGGGTTGTATGCTTCCGCGAGATCATGGAGAGCATTGCCGATAGCGTCTACCAGGAGTTCGTCGCCGAGATCGAGCGCCGCGGTATTGAACGGCACTTCGAAATACTGAAGACCGAGATCAAATGCCCTGGCTCAGGGGGATGCATCCGCTTTTCAGGCATCAAGGCGAACTCGAAGCGCCTTAACACACAGAAGCTCAAGGGCTTCTCCGACTTCGACGCTGCGTGGCTGGAGGAGGCCAACCCGGTCACCGCGGAAAGCTGGAACGCGCTGATTCCAACCATGCGCAAAAGCGGGTCGGAGATCTGGGTGTCGTTCAACCCGGAGAATCCACTGGAAGAGACTTTTCAGCGGTTCGTGGCCAGCCCTACCTATCCGGCGCAAAAGGATGGACGCGCCTTCTGCATCGTCAAGAAGATCAACTACACAGACAACCCCCGCTTCCCGCGGGAGCTTGCTGACGATGCCGAGCTAATGTGGCAGTCGGATCCCGAGTTGTTCCGGCATGTGTACGGCGGCGAACCCGTAGCCAACAATGCGCTATCAATCATCAAGCCTATGTGGGTGGAGGCATCCGTTGACGCTCACCTGCAGATCCCCGAATTCCCGGTCGGTGGAGGTCGGATCGGCGGCATGGACGTATCGGGCGGCGTCGAAGGTGATGTTGCCGCGCCCAAGAGCAACGATCCCAACGCCCTCGCCTGGCGCTACGGCTGTGTTCTCGCTGGCCTGGAGGAATGGCAGGACGAGAACCCCAACGCGGCAGCGGCACATGCTTACGGCATCATCCGCCGCGAAGCCATTGACACGCTGCACATCGACGACATCGGCGTCGGCGCATCGGTACCCGGTGAGCTGCGACGCCTGCGCACTGATGCGGCCGCGAAGGATGCACAGACACCATCTGCAGCGTTTCTAGGCTGGACCGCTTCTGAGAGCCCCGCACAAGCCGATCGCGAGTATCAGCCTGGCAAGACTCATGGCGACATGTTCGCGAACCTGAAGGCCCAAGGTTGGGGGCTGTTGGGCGATCGTTTCCGCCACACCTGGCAGGCGCGCAATGGCTTGCCGTATGACCCCGAACAGCTGATCTCTATACCATCTGGCCTGCCCCTGCGTGAGAAGTTGCAGGCAGAGCTATCGCAGCCGCGACGGGAGAGCATCAACGGCAGGATGAAGGTCGAAGGCAAGAAGTCGCTCAAGCAGCGCGGCATTCCTTCGCACAACCTCGCTGATGCCGTAGTGATGGCCTATGCGCCGGTTGATCGCGCGCCGTCCGGCTTCTCTGTCCTTTAAGGCGTCCGTAGCACCCAACCCGTCCGTAAGCGCATCTCCGCGCCATGGGCTTCCTAACGACGTTCACCGATGGCTTGGCCAACCTCATGTCCGGGCGCGGCACGTCGGTGGACAAGGCAGCTCAAAACTTCTGGCTTGGCCAGTCCATGCCGGCCCAGCAGATTGAGGCTGCGTACCGTACGTCCTGGCTAGTTCGGCAGATCGTTGACATCCCTGCGTTCGACGAGACGCGGGCGGGACGTGATTGGGACACTGACGACGACACGATCAGCAAGGTCGAGGCGGAAGAGAAGCGGCTAGGCCTGTGGCAGAAGGTCCGCTTGTCTCGCATCTTCGGGCGTTTGGGCGGCGGCGTGCTGTTCATCAACCTGGGAGACAACCCGGCGACTGAACTGCCAGCGAACACCCGTCCGGGGCAGATCGTAAGCCTGATCCCACTGTATCGCACGCATTTGACTATCGGCCGCATGGATGACAACGTGCTGAGCCCACAGTTCGGCGAGCCATCCAGCTTCCGTCTCAACACGAACGCGCAGCCGCTCATCCACCCTTCGCGCCTCATCGTGTTCAAGGGCCAGACCGTGCCCGGTATCCACACTACGAGTTGGGAGGATCGCTACTGGGGCGACAGTGTGGTGCAGACCGTCAACGAGGCGGTGCAGAACGCGACGACTGCGACAGCCGGATTTGCCTCGCTGATCGACGAAGCCAAGATCGACATCATCAAGTTTGCCAAGCTGTACGAGACGCTGGCGCAAGCCAATGGCGAGACGCTGGTGAAGCAGCGCATGGACGTCGCTGCATCGGGCAAGTCGAACCTGCGCATGCTGGCGCTCGATGCTGAAGACGATCTGGTCACCCGCACGCTCAACTTCGCCGGCGCCAAGGACATGATCACCACGTACATGGCGATTGTCGCGGGCGCTGCTGACATCCCCGCCACCCGGCTGCTGGGCAAGTCACCGGACGGCATGAACGCCAGTGGCGAAGGGGACCTAGCCAACTACTTCCAGTCTGTCTCGTCGAGCCAGGAAAACGAACTGCGGCCGGCGCTTGAACGGCTCGACAGGGTAGTTCTGCCGAGTGCCGGGATCACCGACGAGCTGTCGTGGTCCTTCTCCCCCTTGCGTGTTCTCACTGAGCAACAGCAGGCCGAAGTAGAGAACAAGGAAGCGGACACGCTGGCTAAGATCGTCGGCACTGGCCTGTTTGATGAGGCGGCGATTGAGGAGTCATTCTCCAACCGCATGGTCGAGAGCCAGCGCTGGCCTGGCTACAAGGAGAAGCGCGACGAAGCGCTGACGTCGGGCAAGTTCGACCCTGACGCCGAAGATCCGAGCGCAATTATTCCAACGGAAGGAGGTGGTCAGATTTCTGCCGGCACGGGCGGCAACGGAGTGGAAGCCGAGCCGCCCCGCCGTGCTGCGAATGATGGGAAGCCTGCGGAGGGCGAGGAGTGATCGCGCCCGACGCCCCGCTCGCCATCCGCGTAGGCCGTGCCGTCGAAGAGGTGACGATCGGCAAACGAGATGCGGGCGACGACTTCGTGTCCGTAATGATGGCGAACCGCGCTCGCAAGATCATGGCCGCTATGCTGGTGCCAGACATGGCCGTCACTATGGCGTTTCATAACGCGATTGGCCGCCCAGTTGGTGTGTCGGCCGAGGACGTGTGGACAGCGATGATCACCGCTGCGATCGGGACGCCGTTCACCGCTGACGAAGACTGATGCCCATCCAGATCGGCACCGCCACCGTCGAGTACACGCCTGACGGCTGCGTGACGCGCTACCAAGACGGCAGCAGCTATGGCGCGCAGCCACACGATACTCATCACTACCACGTTATCGCCCACCGCTGCGGCTATGGTGACGACATCCTGGCGTATTGCCGAGAGCATGAGGTTGCCCACCACATCACATGCGAGTGGATCGTCGGCTTTCCATCGCACGTCATCTCGTCGCTGGCCGCCGGCCAAGAGCCCCACCAGGGCGTTGCGGTGCTGGAGGAGATGGCGGCTCACACGTTCCAGCGCTGGCTTCGTGCCGGAGAGCGGCCAATCATCGGCGGCCGGGTTGATTGGGACGCCCTGAAGGCTCGCGCACTGGCCCTGCTTGATGCGGTATGACCTCGCCCAGATCGCCAAGGCAAAGGGCCTCAAGCGCGACGTCACCCTGCGGCCCATACAACCCGCCCGCGGCACCGAGATCGCTCTCAGCAGGCTCTACGTCGCCGTTCTGCAGGCATGGAGTCCTGACCGCATCCTGCAAGGCTACACGGGTGGCCTGACGAACGACGCACCGAGCGATCAGACCAACGCCATCGACCAAGCTGACAACACCGTCACTCGCCTCATCGCCGAGTTTACCACTGGCCTGCGCGACTGGCTTGTGCGGGCAGAGCGTGTTCACCGCAGCCGGTGGTCGGAGGCGATTAAGAGCAGCCTGGGTATAGATCTGTCCATGCTGCTGACCGGCGGCGAGGTGCAGGAGACGCTTGACGTTTTCCTGCAGCGCAATGTTGCCTTGGTCCGCAACGTCTCGGATGTGACGCGAGGGAAGATCAGCGATGCGGTGTACCGCGGCTACCAGGAGCGCCGTCCCGCGCGTGAGGTGGCCAAGGACATCCGAGAAGCGACAGGGCTGGCCCGCGATCGGTCGCTGCGCATCGCCGCTGACCAGAATAGCAAACTGTCAGCCGCCCTTGATCGCGAGCGCCAGGCAGAGGCGGGTATCGATCTGTTCCGCTGGCGGCATAGCGGCAAGATGCACCCGCGCACCGCCCACCTTCACCGCAACGGGAACATCTACGATCGCGCCTCGGGCAAGCAGGTGAACGCGGACGGCTCAAAGATGGACGGCGAGACGATTGAGCGCGGGGACTTTCCGGGTGAGAAGCCTTATTGCGGGTGCAGGGCCCAGGCCTACTTGCCGATCATGGCCGAGCTGGGGATCTAGCTTTGCCGGCGAGTCCGCGCGTGATATGATCGGGCCAGCAGCGCCTACGAACGCTGCCGACCCTGACCACAACGCAATGGAGTGCGAGATGGCTGAAGCGAACTTATCGACAGAAGATGAGCCAGTCACCCTTCATGGGTGCCTTCGCGCTGAGTTGATAAAAAGGGGTTGGGCGTTAATCGCTGCGGAAGATCAGGCGCGCAAGGCAATGCGGACCCCTGAAGGTCGGTGGCAAGCATGGGGTATGTTGCGAGAAGCTGGGTATGAGGAGTTTCGGCTCCATCATGGTTAGCATGACCCCCCTCGAACGTGCTGCGCTGGCTGTTCGCGACGAACTCGGGGACTATCCAACTGATGGTGGGTGGATGGCGAGACTATCCAGCGGGGCGATTTCCCTGGCGAGCAGCCTTATTGCGGGTGTAGGGCTCAAGCGTACTTGACGATCATGGCGGAGCTGGGGCTTTGATGAGCTTTATTCTTCGTCCGCTAGCTCGTTGGGTGCTCGGCCCCGCAACACCTTCGCCGGCGCGGTGTGGTAGTATCAAGAGAGGCAAACTGTTCGAAGGGCCAGAAGAAGTCTCTTACGACTTTTCGCGTCCATACGGATCGTACGTGTTTTGGGAATCGAACAACGATGAGGCGGGCGCGTCAGAAGAGATTTGAGCGCCGAGTCGGTAAGTGGTACCATGCGGGCTGACGGCGCCTAGGAACGCCGCCAACCCTAACCACACATGCGAAGGAACCGCACGATGGCTGACCAGACCGATAGCATGCCAACTACGATTTCGGAACCAGGGAGGCTGCTGACGCCTCAGGAAGCCGCAACCTTCACGGGCTTAAAAGACCAGACACTCGCGAATATGCGCCACACCGGTCGTGGTCCGGTTTACTTCAAAGTTGGTCGCTACGTGCGTTACGATGAGCGTGACCTCGCTGCGTGGATGCGTCGCCGGCGCTTCACGTCAACAAGCCAGGAGGTTGCGCAGTGACGAGCGAAATTTCTGGGTTTGTTGACGTCACGATCATTCCCGCGATGCCCGGCACGATGGTAGTCTACACACACGAAGAAGATGAAAGATCATTCGTAACGCCTGACGAAATGGATGTTTTGTTAGCATGGCGGATGGAGACAGTGGACCACGGCGATGGGGATGGGTTGGTGACCTACGTGATCCCTATTGTGCAAAGTGGTTGCATTTCCCAACGTGAGTATGGCGTTGTGCGTAATGATGGGGTCGTAGATTGCTCAGCAGGGCATAGCTTCTCTGACGTCTCGTCCTTTCTGGCGGATGCTAGGTTAAAGGTTCGCGCCAAGGCCATCAGCAACGCAGCGCTGGAGGAAGGGTGATGTGGGCGGATATCTACACTGCCGCTAACAAGCGGGTGATTGGCACCGTGCAGTTACCCGACGACATCGAAGCACTAGAACGCCTCATGGGGGAGGGGTTTATGGCGGAAGCTGCCGGCGAAAACGTGCTTTGCACCATCACTGAAATGCAAATGCTGTCAGGTCGCGTCGAAGACATGCATGTAGTGGTGACGACGGACGCCTTTGATCCGCCTTCCTAACCGTCCGTAGAGACATACCTTGCATGCCCGCACAACGCGGGCATGTTCATGTCGGACACCCTTACACTTGATGGACCTCGCCGCGATAGCGCCGGCAATATGGTCGCGTCGGTGCTGGCTGCTCGTACCGGATGCCAGGACTATGCCGGCTTCGAGGTAGGCAAGCCCGAACTCGCCAAGGTCACCGTCTATCGCCCCGCTGACGAAGTGTTCAGTCGCGACAGCATGAAGTCGTTCGCCGGTGCGCCGGTCACAATCGAACATCCCAGTGAAGCCGTCACCCCCGCGAACTGGAAGGACCACGCCGTTGGCGAAGCGTCCGAAGAGATCGTGCGTGATGGTGAGGCCGTCCGCGTGCCGTTCCTGCTGCGCGACGCCGCCGGCATCCGTGCTGTTGAAGCCGGCAAGCGCGAGATCAGCATGGGTTACGACTGCTCGCTGAGCTTTGAGGACGGCACTGCCCCTGATGGCACGCCGTATCAGGCCGTGCAGCGCAACATCCGCATCAATCACCTCGCCATCGTCGACCGAGCACGTGGCGGCCCAACCCTACGCATCGGTGACCAGGAGAAGAAGATGAAGATCACGATTGGCGACGCCAAGGACGTTGACCTGAGCGACGGCGCGGCAGTTGCCCTCGCGGTCGG